TTTAGGTTATGACGGTACAGGTTCATTAATTGGTACAACAACAAATCATTATTTTAGATTTATTACCAACGACATCGAACGAATGCGTATCACTTCAGGCGGCAACGTTGGGATTGGGACAAGTTCGCCTGCCACTTATTCTCTTGCTCCAAATTTAGTAGTTGATTCAGGTGCAAATAGTGGGGGACTTACAATTAAAACAGGAAATACTGCATCTACTTCAAACTATGGATTTATAGGATTTGCAGATGGAACTAGTGGTAGTGAACAATATAGAGGGTTTATTCAGTATTCTCATAATTTTAATACCTTTTCTGATTGTTTACTTTTTGGAACGTCTGGAACCGAACAAATGCGCATCACCTCAGGCGGCAACGTGCTGATTGGAACGACAACGGCGCAATCTGGAACAAAATTGCAAGTGGCAGGAGTTATGGATGTTTGGTCCAGTTCAAATACTTTATTAAGATTTAACCACGATGGGACAAGGGGTTTAATAGAAACATTTACTGGCGGTGGTTATTCGCCAACGGCTATAAATCCAAACGGCGGCAACGTGCTGATTGGAACGACAACTAATTTGGGATCTGAATTAAATGTTAATAGTACAATACGTGTAGGAGTAGCATTTGGCTCAGCAGCAGCTATAGCTTTTGGAGATGCTGGTACTCCTTATTGGAGTGTTGGAAGACCTGCTTCAAGTGGTAATTTCTCTATATCTAGTTACGCTCTAACAGCAATGACTATTCAGCCTACTACTGGCAACGTTGGTATTGGAACAACTAATCCGACTCCTCACAGTGGTTCAAATGCTTTAATTATTCAAGGAGGAGGAGGTGGTAGGGCAATCATGGAACTTCATGATTCTTCTGCTGGTGGGAAAGCAGTTTTTCAACAAGTTGCAGGAACGACATACATTGGAAGTTTAGCTAAAGGAGGAGGAGGGGGTGATTTAATTTTACTTTCAAATGGTACTGGAACAAGCGCAGCTGAATCAGTATATGTTAAAGCAAATGGAAACGTACTAATTGGAACTTCAACAGATGTAGGTGCAACTCTACACGTTAATGGAACAATAAGGACAGGTGCTCCAAGTGGAGGTAGTGCAGTAAATTGGAGATTAGGAACTGCTAGAGGTGGAACAGTTACAACTAACGCAACTGTAAGAGTTGAAATTGATGGAGTATTAGTAGATTTGGTAGCTAGATATGTATAAACTTTAAACAATTATAAAAATGAAAACAATCGAACCCGTATCAATTTGGGACAATGGACAAGTACTAGAGGCAACTATCTTAAATGCCTATGCTGTCAATGTAACACTAGGAACAAGTGCTACATTCTACTATCAGCTGTTTGCTGAGACTGTAGACTTAGCAGTTGGACAGCACTGCACCTGAGCCTACTCCAGATCCTCAACCTATAACTGCTGAATAACATGGCAACTATTAACTCATACGCTAACGATACCACTCCATCTTACACTGATAAGTTAATTGGAACAGATGCACAGGATAGCAACAAGACTAAGAACTTTACTATCGGAAGCATTCTATCAATGTCTCTACCATCTGTACCTGTATACGCTAACAACTCAGCGGCACTAGCAGGTGGTCTTGTGGCAGGTAATGTATACCGAATCACAGGGACAGGACAACTAGGGGTGGTATATACTCCATAATCCTGCCTAATAAAATTTAATCTAATGGACATAAGAAAAATATCAGTAGGACCAGACTATAAGGGTAGCTCCATGCACTACATCGTAGGGCAGAAGGTGCTTGGTGATAGCCATGAGATTCATCTCATTAAGTTTGAGACGCAGAGCGGCTCAATCAGGATTTATATTATAAACGATAAGCAGGAGGTGGTTCTCTGGAAGGAATTCAACTACACCATGCCTGTTGCTATTGAATACAATATAAACTACTGATGCAGTCCCCATTTGACTTTATCGTAAGACCTGTGAAGGGTGAGCGATACAATAACACCAAGGAGATTGGTGGCATAGACCTTATTGTCAATACCTCAGAGGAGGACCACAAGTTCTCTAACCGATATGCTGAGGTGATTGAGGTACCGTATGGATACGATGGCCCTGTACAGCAGGGTGATATCCTACTGGTGCACCACAACGTGTTCAAGTTCTACAACGACATCAGAGGCCAAAGGAAAAGCGGTCGGTCATTTTTTAGAGACGACCAGTTCTTCATTGAGCCTGACCAGTTCTACCTATATCGCAGAGGCGATATTTGGTACACCTATGACCGCTATTGCTTCGTCAAACCTATCCCTGCTATTGAGAGTTACATCATGAAGCCATTCACCAATGAGCCACTCATGGGAGTTATGGTTTACCCAAACGCATATCTAGTATCACAAGGTGTAAAGGTAGGCGACAAGGTATGCTTCAAGCCAGACAGTGAGTATGAGTTTGATGTGGATGGAGAGAAGTTATATAGAATGTTTGACCATCAGATAACCATGGTACTATGAGAGACCCTAAGGATATAAAGTTGAAAATCATTGAGGCAGGTCATCAGGCTGTTGAGCAGTTGATTAAGGTGGCTAAGGAGGCCATCATCAAGCCTGAGGATGAGAGCGAACTATCTGCGGATAGGCTAAAGAATGCTGCTGCTACAAAGAAGCTTGCAATCTTCGATGCCTTTGAGATTCTCAATAGGATAGAGGCGGAGCGTGAGGCTCTTGAGATGTTGGATAAAGGAGTGAATAGAACAGATACCAAACAAGGTTTTGCAGAGCGAAGGTCTATATCGAATCGTTAAGGACCATGTCCCACAGAACGCTATCAGTAAAAAGAATAGCGGAAGGTCATGGCTGTACGGCTACAACGAGCAGTACGACATGGTGGTCATATCTAGGACCGGACAGATTGGAGAGATAGTCAACATACAGGGGCTGAATGTGGCATTGCCACTTGCTCCTAAGGAGTGCTATCAAAGAAGCAAGACTTCTTCGATGCAGTACTGGGAGAGAGAGGACCTGCCAAAGGAACTGCTAAAGATACAGTCAATCTTCCACTGGAACGAGATGCCATCTGAGTTTAAGGACAGGTGGGTAGACTACATTGAGGGTGAGTTTAACAGGCGTGAGGAAGGCATGTGGTTCATGAATAATGGAACACCTACCTACATTACTGGAGCCCACTACATGTACCTACAATGGTCTAGTATTGACGTGGGATACGCAGACTATCGTGAGGCTAACCGAATATTCTTTATCTTCTGGGAAGCATGTAGAGCAGATGCTAGATCATTCGGTATGATATACCTAAAGATTAGACGCTCAGGGTTCTCGTTCATGTCATCCTCAGAGTGCGTCAACATAGCAACGCTTGCTCGTGACTCTCGTGTTGGTATCCTATCAAAGACTGGTGCTGATGCTAAGAAGATGTTCACCGATAAGGTGGTGCCAATAAACAGCAGGCTACCATTCTTCTTCCGTCCAATTATGGACGGCATGGACAAGCCGAAGACTGAGTTGGCGTATCGTGTACCAGCATCAAAGATTACAAAGAAGAACATGGCCAATGCCTCTGACAGTGAGGTGATTGGTTTGGATACCACCATTGACTGGAAGAACACTGAGGAGAACTCATACGATGGTGAGAAGTTACTATTCTTGGCTCATGACGAATCTGCAAAGTGGGTGAAGCCCAACAACATACAGAACAACTGGAGAGTAACGAAGACCTGTCTTAGGGTAGGTAGTAAGATTATCGGCAAGTGCATGATGGGATCTACATCGAATGCTCTAAGCAAGGGTGGTGACAACTATAAGAAACTATATGAGGACTCAAACGTACTTCACAGAAACGCCAACGGACAGACTAAGAGTGGTCTATACGCTTTGTTTATACCGATGGAGTGGAACATGGAGGGCTTTATCGATAGGTATGGTATGCCTGTGGTTCGAAAGCCTACTGCTCCTATTCTTGGTGTTGATGGGCAGATGATTAAGAACGGTGCGGTGGACTACTGGGAGGCTGAGGTGGAGTCATTAAAGAATGACGCTGATGCGCTCAACGAGTTCTATCGCCAGTTTCCACGTACTGAGTCACATGCGTTCCGTGACGAGAGCAAGTCATCTATCTTTAACCTTACCAAGATCTACCAGCAGATTGACTACAACGACTCAGGCATTGAGGGACAGATGGTTACACGTGGTTCGTTCCACTGGAAGGA